ATAATCCTGATTTACTTATTGCTGCAGCTACAAAATTAAAAGAGGAAAGAGCTGCAAGGTTGGAAGCTGAAAAGAAGGTAAAAGTATTGGAGCCTAAAGGAGAATTTTATGATGATGTTGCAGGCTCAAAAGACAGTATTGAAATGGGGCATGTTGCAAAGGTTCTTGGAATCAGGGGCATAGGAAGAAATAATTTATTTTCATTGCTAAGAGATAAGAAGGTCTTGGACAGAAATAATATTCCTTATCAGCAATATGTGGACTGTGGCTATTTCAGAGTGCTAGAACAAAAATACAATGTCCCCAGTGGAGAAACCAAGATTAATATAAAAACAATGGTATTTCAAAAAGGTATAGATTTCATAAGGAAAAAAATTAAGGAACCATAAACAGCAAAGAAAGGTGGAATTATAATGGCGCATTGGTGTGATACATGGCCACATGTAATTATTGCTTCAGTAATATTAAAAGATAGTAAGATAAAGCTTTGGAAGGTGGGGCAAAATCCTTTAAATGACAAGTATAACATTCAAGGATTAATAAAAGAGCATCCAGAGTACTCTTATGAAGAAAAGAAATGGACTGTATATAATGATTTAGGTCACAATAAAGTATTTTATGAACATTCAAAGAATTGGTTTAAACAATGGGAATTACATCCTCAACATCTAGGTGGAAGTCCTTTTGTAGATGATGGTTTCGATTTTGAAAAGATATTTGGTGGAAGGTATGAGGTTGTTAAGCCTTTAAAGATAGGAGACTAAATGGATAAAAAAATAAAATGTAGATAGGACTCACTTCCAGGAGGTGAAAAGAATGTTTGAATTAAACAGACTATATAACCTAGATTGTATGTATGGTATGAAAGAGATCCCAGATAAATATTTTGAGTTAGCTATAGTAGATCCGCCTTATTTCAAAGGACCAAATAAAAGACAATATTATGGCAGGCAAATTAATAAACTCAATATAAAGAGAAAAGAATATAGTGAAATTCAAAGGTGGGATGTACCAAAAGAACAGTATTTTAATGAGTTATTAAGAGTATCAAAAAATCAAATTATATGGGGAATAAATTACTACGATGTTTACCTAGGCTCTGGAAGAATAATATGGGATAAAGTCAATGGAAATAGCTCGTATAGTGATTGCGAAATAGCTTATTGCAGTACTCATGATTCAACTAGATTATTTAGGTATATGTGGAATGGGATGAATCAAGGTAAATCAATAAGTGAAGGACATATAATGCAAGGTGATAAGAGTAAAAATGAGAAAAGGATTCATGCTACACAAAAGCCAGTCAATCTATATAAATGGATATTAATGAATTATGCAAATCCAGGAGATAAAATACTAGATACTCATGTTGGTAGTGCATCAAGTTTAGTTGCATGTCATGAAATGAGATTTGATTTCTTGGGATTTGAATTGGATAAAAATATGCATGAGCTGGCCAGTAAAAGATTATCTAATTCAATGAATCAAATGAATATGTTTAATGCAATGTAGAATTGACATAACAACTATGGGGGTGAACATGTGATACAAACACTAGAACTATTTGGTGGAGTAGGAAGTCCAAGAGTAGCATTTAGGAATATAGGTGTACCAGTAAAAGCAATAGACTATGTTGAAATAGATGAGAAGGCAGTAAGAAGTTATAATTCAATATTCAAAAAAGATTTGGAATATAAGACACAATCAGTTGTTGGGTATAACTTAAAGCCTGATATTCTTATTCATGGTTCACCTTGCCAAGACTTTTCTATTGCTGGACACCAAAAAGGAGCGGATAAAGGAACTGAAACAAGGTCAAGCTTGATGTGGGAAACAATTAATATAATTAAACAAATGGGAGTATGGAAGCCGAGGATCGTAATATGGGAAAATGTCAAAAACGTACTTTCAAAGCATATGAGGCATAATTTTAATAAGTACCTAGAAGAACTGCAAAACATGGGATATACAAGTAACTTTGAAATCTTAAATGCAATGGATTTTGGATTACCACAAAGCCGAGAAAGGGTATTCACTATAAGCTGCTTAGATGGAACATTATTTAATTTTGGAACACTAGAAAGAAAGGCAATGAGGAATATATCGGAGTTTTTAGAAGATACTCAAGAGGAAAAATATATTGTATCTCAGCCTAGTATGATTAAAAAGATAGAAAATCCTGATGGCAGTTTTGGCGGAAGAGTACAAGTTATTAAAGATTATTGTACAACAATAACTACTAAGCAAATGAGGTGCCCCAATAGTGGTGTTATAGATATTGGTAATGGAAAGTACAGATATCTAACTGAGAGAGAGTGCTGGAGATTGCAAGGTTATTCAGATGAAGATTTTGAAGCAGCATTAAAGGTACATCCAGGAAAAGAAGGAAAACTTAATGGAGCATTATATAAACAAGCAGGGAATAGTATCCCAGTACCAATTTTTGAAAGTATTTTCAAACAAATATTAATAAGTTAAAGGTAGGAGGGGGAGCATGGAAAAGCCAATTTTATTTAATACAGAAATGGTTAAGGCTATTTTAAAAGGTCGGAAAACAACTACTAGAAGAATTATAAAGAGAACATCAAGTAATGACGAACCTTGTGGATATGGGTTTTGGAAAGAGTATAACGAAGATAATAAACGTTGGTATATTAAAGATTACACACATGCTTGCGTTTGGTGGACATTAGAAGAGTATATAAGAAAATTTAGTAAATATCAAATTGGAGATATTCTTTATGTAAGAGAAACATGGTTAGCACATTCAAGAGGACTTAATACCATAGCTATTAAATATAAAGCTGATGATGCAATTAATGAGTGTGTTTCATTCACAAAAGAAAGATTTAATAAGTTTTATAAATTTGCAGATCAAGAGAAGTGGCAACCATCATTGTTTATGCCCAAAGAAGCAGCAAGGATATTTCTAAAAGTTACTGATGTTAGAGTTGAAAGACTTCAAGATATAGATTATGACAATCTAATTTCAGAAGGTACTGAAATACCAAGATTTGCAACAGAAGAAGCATTAAAGGTAAATTTTAAAAATCTATGGAATGGCACATTAAAGAAAGATTTAGTAAAAGTATATAGTTGGGATACTAATCCTTATGTGTGGGTAATTCAATTTGAAGTAATTGAAAGATAAGACAAATTTCAAAAATATTTCATAGACTTTTAAAAAAACATGTGTTTTAATTAAGATATCAAATAGGGAACACAAAAGGAGTTCAATCAAAACGGTTGAGCTCCTTTTGTTATGCCTAAAAGGAGGTGAGGAGGATGAAAGTGGGGCAAATATTAAGAGAAAATCAGGAAGATGTATATAAACAACTTAATAGCAAGCTTAAAAAGAGACGAAGGAGGAGAAAAAAGAAAAGAGATACTAATTCTCTCTCCTTCTCAGACGTGGAAAGTTTAATGAGACATGATAGCTATACCAGAGGAAAAGGTGGAGCTATAAAACAAAAGACATGGGGGAATAGCTAATGCAAATAGAATTAATTTATATCGATAAAATAAAACCATATGAGAATAATCCAAGAAATAATGATGCAGCAGTTGAAAAAGTTGCAGAAAGTATAAAGGAGTTTGGCTTTAAGATACCAATAGTAGTTGATAAGGATAATATTATTATTGCCGGACATACAAGATATAAAGCGGCTAAGAAGTTATTACTAGAAAATATTCCAGTAATAAAAGCAGATGATCTTACAGAGCAGCAAGTAAAAGCTTTTAGAATTATGGATAATAAATCATCTGAGTTTGCAACCTGGAATTATGAAGTATTACTTTCAGAAATGGATAGCTTAAAGCTAGATGATTATGATTTAGATCTTACTGGTTTTGAATTAAATGAGCTTGAACAATTAGAGGATAAGTACTCTCCAAAAGAAATTCAGGAAGATGAAAGCTTTGATGTTGATGAACAGCTAGAAAACATAGAGGAACCTAAAAGTAAAAAAGGGGACATATGGTTACTAGGAAATAACAGGCTTTTATGTGGAGATAGTACATCAAAAGAAGATGTGGCCAAATTAATGGATGGCCATAGAGCAAAGTTAGTATTTACAGACCCACCATATAACGTAAATTATGAAGGTGGTACCGAGGATAAGTTAACAATTGCAAATGATAATATGTCAAATAATGATTTTTATGAGTTCCTATCAAAAGTATTCAATAACTATTATGAGAATATGGAAGATGGAGCTCCTATTTATGTTTGCCATGCAGATAGTGAGGGAGAGAACTTTAGAAGAGCATACAGGGAATCCGGATTAAAATTAGCTGAATGCATTATCTGGGTAAAGAATACTTTTGTTATGGGAAGACAAGATTATCATTGGAGGCATGAGCCAATACTTTATGGATGGAAAGAAGGAGCTGCTCATTATTTTGTAGATGATAGGACACAAGATACAGTTTGGGAAATTCCAAAGCCAGCAAGAAATTCAGAGCATCCAACAATGAAACCTTTGGCATTATGTGCTAGAGGAATAAAGAACAGCAGCAAACCAAATGAATTAGTAATAGATTTCTTTGGAGGTAGTGGATCAACATTGATGGCAGCTACTGAATTAAATCGAGTATGCTATACAATGGAATTAGATGAAAAATACACTGATGTAATTGTTCTTAGATATATAAATCAATATGGAGCTGATGGAGTTTATCTATTAAGGAACAGTGAAAAAATACCTTATTCAGAAGTTTAATTAAGTTTCATAAAAACCTTGCTATTACTGTGTTTTAGAGTGATTAATGTACTAACGAAAAACACAGCTGGAGGTAAGGAATATGAAAAATCAAGCATTTGGAGTTGAAATTGAATTAACAGGATTATCAAGAAGAAAGGCTGCAAGAGTTTTAGCAGAATATTTTCAAAATGAAGAAACACATAAAAGTTCATATGATAGGTATGAACTTAAAGATAACAAGGGAAGAATATGGACCATAATGAGGGATTCAAGTTTAAGGGCAGAAAAGAAAACACGAGGGAATATTATTTCAGCTGATGATGAATATCGAGTTGAGTTTGTAACACCTATATGTAAATATGAGGATATAGAAACTATTCAGGAAATTATAAGGCTATTAAGAAAAGCCGGAGCAATAGCAAATGATAGTTGCGGAATACATATTCATGTAGATGCATCAAAACATGATAAAAGAAGCCTGAAGAATATTGTAAATATTTTTTATAGCAAGCAAGACTTAATATATAAAGCCTTAGAGGTAAATAATAATAGGGAAAATTATTGCAAAAAGCTTGAGCCGATTTTAATAGAAGAGATCAATAGTACCAGAGTAAAAGATAAAGATGATATAGCAGATGCATGGTACAAAAGATATAGGGAGTCAAGAAGTAACCATTATAATTCAAGTAGGTATCATGGATTAAACTTACATGCAACTTTTACAAAAGGAACGGTTGAATTTAGACTATTTAATGGCACTACCCACGCAGGTAAGATAAAAGCATATATTCAATTTTGCCTAGCAATAAGTAACCAAGCCTTAATTCAAAAATCAGCAAGTAGAAAAATAACCCAAACTACAAATGATAAATATACATTTAGAACTTGGCTTTTAAGACTTGGACTAATAGGAGATGAATTTAAAACCTGCAGAACTCATTTATTAGCAAACCTAAAAGGAGATACTGCATTCAGACATAGCAGAGCTGCATAAAAGGTTGGGAGAAATCCTTGCCTTTTTATTTTCTAAGAAAACTCCTTAGGGAGAGATAAGCATGGGAAGAAGAACTAAATTTAGTAATGAAAAACTAGAAGAAGCTAAGAAGCTTGCAAAGGAAGGTTATACTGATGAAGATATAGCCTTTAAATTAAACATAGGTATTAGAACTTTATATGATTGGAAAAATAAATATCCGCAGTTTATGCAGGCCCTAAAAGAAAATAAGGACTATTTTGATGATAAAGTAGAACAGGCATTACTTAAAAGGGCATTAGGATATGAATATGAGGAAACTGAAATAATAGCAAGTAAGGATGGTAAGAATTCAAAGGTAAAGAAAACCAAGAAGGTAATACCACCGGATACTACAGCTATTATTTTTTGGTTGAAAAACAGAAATCCGAAAAAGTGGAGGATTTACAAAACCAACTTTAAATAAGGGCGAGGTGGTGAAAATGAAATATGGCTAGGCAAAGAAGTCCTAATCGAGATAGAGCTTTTGAAATTTTCAAAGAACATAACGGTAATATTCAAAATAGGGAAATTGCTAATATTTTAGATACTCCTGAAAAAACTATTTCTGGTTGGAAAGTAAAAGATAAATGGATTGAAAAATTAAATGGAGTACTCCAAACAAAAATACGGAGTACTCCAAAAGAAAAAAAGAAAAGAGGAGCACCAAAAGGCAGTAAAAATGCTTTAGGAAATAGAGGCGGTCATGGTGGTCCGATAGGAAATAAAAAAGCAGAGAAGTTTGGATTCTTTTCTAAGTATTTGCCTAAAGAAACCTTAGAAATAATAGAAGCCATTGATGAAAAAGATCCACTTGATATTATTTGGGAAAATATTCAGATACAATATGCTGCTATATTAAGAGCACAAAATATAATGTATGTGAAAAGTAAAGATGAAATGATTAAGGAAATCAAAAAGAAAAAGGAATCTTATTCTGAAAATGGTGAGAGCAATGAAATAGAATACGAATTTCAATTTGCTTGGGATAGACAAGCTACTTTTCTTAATGCGCAAAGTAGAGCTATGGCTGAATTAAGAAGTCTAATTAAACAATATGATGAAATGCTTCATAAGAATTGGGAGTTAGCTACAGATGAGCAAAAGGCAAGGATTAATAAATTAAGAGTAGAAATTACTAAGATTACTGGTGAAGATGAACCTGATGTTGAAGATGATGGATTCTTAGAAGCACTAAAAGGCAGAACAGCTGAGGTGTGGAAGAATGAATAAGAAGAAAAAAGAAAAATCTTTCAAATTCAAACCTTTTTCAGATAAACAAGTTCAAGTTTTAACCTGGTGGAATGCTGTATCACCAGTAGCGAAAAAAGATATATTGATTGCTGATGGTTCTGTTAGAGCTGGTAAAACAATAGTAATGTCATTATCTTTTATTATGTGGGCCACAGAGGAATTTGAAGAAGAAAACTTTGCTTTATGTGGAAAAACAATAGGATCACTTAGAAGAAATGTTATAAAACCACTTAAGAAAATGCTTAAAGGTAGAGGATATAAATGCAAAGATCATAGATCTTCAAATGAAAACTATCTTACTATCTCTAAAAATGGTCATAGTAATGATTTTTATTTATTTGGTGGTAAGGATGAAGGATCTCAAGATTTAATTCAAGGTATTACATTAGCTGGAGTTTTATTCGACGAAGTTGCTTTAATGCCACAATCATTTGTTAATCAAGCTACTGCAAGATGCTCAGTTGATGGAGCCAAGATGTGGTTTAATTGTAATCCAGATGGACCATATCATTGGTTTAAAGTAGAATATCTCGATAAGTTAGAAGATAAAAACGCAGTTCATTTACATTTTACTATGGATGATAATTTATCTCTTAGTGAAGGTGTTAAAGCTAGATATAAAAAGATGTACTCAGGTATATTCTATAAGCGTTATATTCTAGGTTTATGGTGCCTTGCAGAAGGGGTAATTTATGATATGTTCAATGAGGACATGCATAAGGTTGAAACTGTCAATAGACGATATGAAAAGTATTATGTAAGTATCGACTATGGAACACAAAATGCAACTGTATTTTTGCTTTGGGGATTATATCAGGATAAATGGTATATTGTTAAGGAATATTATTATAGTGGTAGAGATGCAAGTATACAAAAGTCAGATGTTCAGTACTCTAACGAATTAAAAAAATTCTTAAATGGAATAATCCCAATAAAAATAATAGTGGATCCAAGCGCAGCAAGTTTTATAACTCAGTTAAGGCAAGATGGATTTAAAAATGTGTTACAAGCTCAGAATGATGTATTAGATGGTATAAGAACCGTTGCTAGTGCATTAAATCTAGGCTTATTTTACGTTAATGATATATGTATTGAAACTTTAAAGGAATTTAGTTCTTATGTTTGGGATCCTAAAAAGTTAGACCATGGAATCGAAGAAGTATTGAAAGAAAAAGACCACTGCATGGATGCAATGAGATATTTTGTGTATACAATCCTTAGATATGATATTGAAGCTAAATATAATGATTCAGTATATCAAAAAGGTAAAGGTGTTGTTAATAAAGCAAGTGATCCGTATAAGAGAGGAGGCACAATATTTTAATGGAAAGTAATGAAGAAAGACAAGCTAGAACAGTAAGAGATACTTTATTAAACTTGCCAGATACAGAACTACATGAAAGAAGAAAAGTAAGAAGAGATTATGCTTTTTATAAAGGAAAGTCAGTAAACTTAAAGTTAGCTAAAGAAACTAAGGATAAGGCTTTATATGGCCAGAATTGGGAAACAGATGATAATTGCGACTATAAACCAACTCAAGATATTAGAAATAAAGTCAAGCCACTTTTAAAAAAGCAAGCACGTTGGATGTTTGGAAAAGAACCTACAATAATGTTTAAACCAAATGATTTCAAAGATAAGGATAAATGCGAGGAACTTAGAAGATTTATTGATGATATCTTTGAAGCGAATAATTTTTGGAGCAATACTAGAAAAGCATTTTTAGAGGCAACAATAAAGAAAAGAGTCCTATTGAGAGCTGAAGCTAACCCTAATATCCCACTTGTAATCAAGTATGAAACTATAGAGAATTTCTATTATAAAGAAAAAAACGGTATTTTGTTAAAAGTCATGTTCTTTGAAGAAGACGAATTAAATGTATATCGAGAAGCGGATTCAGATAAGATTTATTATTTGCATACTTATTATTATAAAGTAAATGAATCAACTGGAGAACGTCAAGCATGGTACATGAAACAAACTTATAAAAATACCGACTTACAAGAAGAATTAACAATAGATCAAGATACAGGTTTTTCTACTATTCCATGCTGGCTAATAAAAAATGGAGGAGAGCTTAACGATAGCTTTGGAGAAAGTGATATTACAGAGCTTGAGGATGCACAAAACCAATATAACAGAAGAATATCAGATTTTGCAGATGCATTGAGATTTCAGCTATTTGGTGCAGAAACTGTAATTGATGGTAATGCAGAGGATGTTAATAATTTTACTATAGCACCTAATGCACTTCATGCTGTAAGAACTAGAGATGAACTATTAAGTTCAGGAAAACAAGCCACAGTTCAAAGACAAGAATATAATATCGGTAATTCAGCTGCTATGGAATCTTATTTAGATAGAGCAGAGAATGATATGAATTTTGCCTTAGATATGCCTAAATTAAGCGATTTAAACAATATACCAAGTGCTAAGGCTATGATATATCTATACAATGATTTAATCGCTAGGTGTGGCGAAAAGTGGAATGATTGGGAAAGACCTTTGCTTGGACTAATAGATTTTATTCTAGAAGTAGGAAAAGTCTGCTATCCAAAAACATTTAATTCAGAGTGGTCAAGCTTACAATATACAAAAATACTAAAGCAAAACTTCCCACTACCAAGTGATGAAGATGATAAGAAAACAATGGCTATTTCAGAGGTTAAGGCAAATGTTAGAAGTAGGAAGAGCTATATTAAAGAATTTAGTGATGAAGAAGACTCAGAAAAAGCATTTGAAGAAATACTTGGGGAAATGTCTCAGATAACTAATGCTGAAACTGATCAGTATAATAAAAGTCTTGATACTGAATTAAATGATGGTAATACTGAGGTAGAATAATGAGTCTTTATGAAGAAGCTATTTTAAAAGCCAGAAAGAAGTTCATTAGTCTTAATAAAACTCAGGAAAAAGAACTCTTAAAGCTTTATAAAGAGTTAGCTAATCAGCTGAGTAGTCAGATAGCTAGTTGCAGCACAACCTCACAGGATGCATATTTAAGAAAGTTAAATGAAATTGTACAAGTTAACATTAAGCAGCTTAATGGCAAATTAAATTCTATGATTGGAGCTAATATAGAAACTAGTTCACAGATTGCTGGTACTGCTGAAAGTGTATATTATCAATCAATTACCAAAGATACAGCGCTCATGGCAATATTTAAATCAATGCCTATAAATAATTCAAGAAAAGTAGTAAGTAAGCTTATCCAAGGAAATTATTATAAAGATGGTAAAACATTAGATCAAAGGCTTTGGAATATTACTCAAAAAAATAAGAATGATATAAATACACTTATTAAGGTTAATGTACTAAAAGGCGCCAATGCTAGAGAATTAGCTAAACAAGTAAATCAATATGTTAATCCAACTAAAGTATTAAAGGCTCATGCATTAGAAGATGGAATGAGTAAAAATATAGCTTATCAGTCTCAAAGGCTTGCTAGAACATCTATTACTCACGCTTTCTCTGAAACTAAAATTGAGAATGCAAAGACTAATCCTTTTAATAAAGGTATCAAGTGGAATTTAAGTGCTAGTCATTATGCACGAATGCATGGAAAGACTGATGTATGTGATGATTATAATGGCAGGGTATTTAAACCAAACGAAGTGCCACTACAACATCCAAACTGTTTATGTTATTTTACAGAGGAAAATACAGATATTGACCAGGCACTTAAAGAATTAAAGGCTTGGACAAAAGGTGAAAAGAATCCTAAATTAGATAAGTGGTATGAGGCAAGTAAAGATCAAGGTTCTGAAAAGCAAAGTAATGTAGTGCCTATTAAGAAAGAAACTAAATGGAGTGATGCTAAGCCAAAAGATACCCAGTTTAAAAATAAGAAGGAGATAAAAACTCACCTTGAAGAAAATTATAATATTAAATTTTCAGACAGTACTAAATATCCCATTCAAAAAGATATACTGCAGGATTCAGTTAATTGGTTAGATAAATTCCATAATTATTTTGAAGGCTTTAAGGAAATAGATCCAGTTGAGTTACCAGCAATAAAAGTTAAGGCAGGAATTAAGCCAGTAGGATATTATCAATTCTACACTAAAAAGCCACAAGCACTAGAATTGGTTTTAAATGGTGAATATTTTTCAAATAAAGAGTATAATATTAAATATATAAAAGAATGTATCGATAGCAAATGGACAGTATCTAATGCTAAAGGACATAAGACCTTTGTACATGAATATGGCCATCATATCGCAAATTCTTTAAAATGGCTTGATGAGGGTAGCGGAATAATTAGCACTAACTGGTGTAAGGATTTCATTAACGATACTATAAAAGAATATAATAAAAAATATAGTAAAAATATTAGTTTCAAAGATATAGCGAAAATTGTTAGTAGGTATGGTGGAACTAAACCAGAAGAAGCATTTGCAGAAACTTTTGCAGAGTATTTTGGTGGAGATAATCCAAGAGAATTTGCTCAAGTATTTGGTGAACAGGTTGAAAAGAAATTAAAGGGCTATATAAATAAGGAGTGATAGGTTATGGAATTAAAAGAGCCTAAGTTTATGAGTACTGAATATGCTTATTATGATGATGAAGGACTTAAAATAAAAGAAGATGCTCCACAATGGGTAAAAGATGAGTATAAAGCTTTTATGGAGGAGATAGCATCTAATGAAATAAGTGAATAATCAAATATATTTCTACTATGCATAATAAAATTTCAAAAACATTTCATGGATTTTAATAATTTTAACTAATATAATTAAAATATAGATTTTGTGATAGAAAATAACACTTGCTGAAACAGTAGGTGTTTTTATTTTGCTAAAAAATAGAGAGGTAGAATTTATGAAAGTAATGTGTGATGAATGTCATCAAGAATTTGAGATCAAGCATAAAACAGAATATTTGGGCGCTATGATAACTGAAACTTATTTTAAGTGTTCTCATTGTGATGAAAAGTATATTGTAAGATTGGATAATAACTTGACTAGAAGGTTACAAAATAATATCAAAGCCCTAAAGGTTGCATTATTATCTAATAAGTTGACCTATGGCCTTAGAAAATCACTTAATAAAGCCTTAGATGATAATATTAATGTTCATAAGCAAGCTATGAAGATGTTAATGAAGGGGGAGTATTCATGGAGATACCAAGCAAAGTAAGAATAGGCAGCACAGATTATGAGGTGAAGCTAACTAAAGAAAATTTAGTATGTGATGGTAGAGAATGCGTTGGAACTATAGATTATGGTTTTCACATTATAAATATTCAAGAAGGTATTCAAGATAAACAAGCTCAAGAAATAACATTCTTACATGAATTATTACATGGAATTGTTAGAGAGAGAAACTTAGAAATTGAAAATGAAGAATTAGTTGTTGAAGAAATTTCAAGAGGATTGCATCAAGTTATTAGGGATAATGCAGAAATATTTATAGAAAAATGTGTAGTAAGCTATGATCCATATATAGTCAAAACTAAAAATGAAATTAATATAAATGAAATAGCTGAGGAAATTACAAGAAAACTAAGTGATTCATTAAAATTAGCTAAAAGATAAGCCTTATAAATATAAAAGTGAAAGAAGTTCTGGTGGAGTGTGAGGAACGGAGTAGCTTACTATAAGGCTTATTTTTATATTTAAATTCAGGAGGAATTTATGAAACCAGTTAAAACAGAGAATAGTAATGCAGTTCTTAAAGGTTATGAGAATGTTGAAGATTTACCTATAACCAGGCTACAGTATGAGGATGGAACTCATGCAGTAGAGAGTTGCTGGGAATTATCTAAAGAAGAATTAGAAAAAATTAAGGAAACAGGTAAAGTATTTTTTGTATGTATAGGAGATACACATCCACCTGTATTATTGAGTGCTAAATCACAGCTAGAGTCTTAAGAAATTAAGGCTTTATACTTTTGTGAAAAATTAAATTATAGATAAAGGAGGAATTCATAAAATGGCACACATTAAAGAAATAATAGGAGAAGAAGCATATAATGCTCTTTCAGAAGACAAAAGAAAAGAATTAGGTAAAAAGGATTTTGAAGATATCTCTAACGGAGATTTTGTTCCCAAAAGTAAATTTGAACAGGTAAGTGATCAGGCTAAAGAATATAAAAAGCAAGTTGGAGAAAGAGATACTCAACTTAAAGATTTAAAGGATCAATACAAAGATGTTGATGGGTTGAAGGACAAGGTTACTGAACTTGAAAATGCAAATAAAACTCAAAAGGACACTTATGAGAAACAATTATCTGATATCTCATTCAACAATGCCTTAGAAAAAGGGTTAGGAGCTTTTAAAGTTAAGGATAAGGCTTTAATAATGGCCTTGATTAATAAAGAAAATCTTAAAGTTGATGGAGATAACATCATAGGCCTTAAAGAGCAAATTGAACCACTTCAAAAGTCACATGAATATCTATTTGAAAAAGAAATTAATGGAACTGGTTCATTTGGAACCGGTGGAAGTAGTAGCCAAACAACATCATCAGATGGAAAAGAAAACATAGCTACAGTTTTAGGAAAACACAGAGCAGAGGCAGCTAAAAGCAAGAGTATTCTTGATTTTGCAAAATAAAAAATATAAGGAAGGTGTGAACACACATGAGACAAACTTCAACTACTGTTTATGGCAGCCAAGAGAAACTAAGATTAATTGCAGGAGATCATTTTATTGCACTACCAATGAAAATCAAAAAAGCAGATGTGGCATCATTACTTAATACAGATGAAGTACTTAAAGCAGGTAAATTAGTAACTTCAGGTGGAAAGGTAGTAACTACAACTTCAACAACGTCAGATGCTTATGGAATCATATATCAAGATGTAAATTTCAAAAATTCTATGGCAGATGATAATGGAGATGTTTATGAAGTTGGTGCTGTATTAATACATGGTGTGGTTTATGAATCTGCTATAAGTTTAGATGCCATTAATGGTGCAGTAGAGAAAGCGGCATTAAAGCAAATAATTTTTGGAGCGTAGGAGGTAAAAATTAATTATGATTAATTTACAAGATTATATTAATTCGCAAAATATAGCTCTTTATATTAAAGAGTTACCAGTAGAAGATACAATAGACAGGACATTGTTCCCAAATAAAAAAGTATTAGGGACTAAGTTAGAGCAGGCAAAAGGAGCAAAACAAAAGGCTGTTGCATTAAGACAAAGTACTTTTGATGTTGCTGCTAAATTAAGAAGTTTAAATGCAAAAGTAGATATAACAACTACTGAAATTCCATTTTTTAAAGAAGCTGTTGGAATTGATGAAACTACAAGAAGAGAAATAATTAATGCTATGAACTGTAACAATGAAAATATTGTTAATGCAGTCTTAGAACAAGTATTTGAAGGACAAGCAAATCTTATCAGAGGTGCTGAAATTATTGCAAAAAGAATGAGAGCGCAAGCGTTGCAAACTGGCAGAATAGTATATTCATCTGATCCGACTGATGGAAATGTTGTTGTTGACTATGGTGTACCATCTAATCATAAGGTAACTTTAACTGGAACAGATAAATGGACTGATCCAAGTGCTGATATAGTAGGAGATGTAAAAGCATTTCAAAAGGTAATGACAAATGATAACTGTCCAAAACCAAATATCTTATTAATGACAGAAAAGACTTTTGATGAAACTTTTGTAGTTAATACTGCTATATCAGATCATATTAGAAATAGCAATGTTAATACTCTTAGAATTTTAGGTCAATCTGATTATGTAGATTTTGCAAAATTAGTTTTAGGATTGACAGTTGTCTTTTTAGAAGATACAACTTATTATCCATATGAAGGAGCGGCTCCAACACCTTATTATGAAGATTATAAAGTTACATTTATGAGTGGAACTACCTTAGGCAATACAGTTTATGGTACAACACCTGAAGAATTTGATTTAACTAGAGGTAGTGGAAAAATTGATACTACAATTGTAGGTGAAGGAACAGCAGTTACAACAATGGTTAAAGAAGATCCAGTAACAGTAGACACAAAAGTATCTGTAATGCCTATCGTAAGCTTTGATAGGGCTGATGAAGTATTTTTTGCTACTGTTGGTTAAAGAGTAGATTAAACCTACTCTTATTTTTATTAATGGAGGTAAATTAAAATGGCAGCAAAAACAACATATAGTGCAATTGCAAAGAAATTTATTAAATATAATGGAAAGTTTATAAAAGAAGGAGAAAAATTCAACGTTAAAATTGAAGATGCAGAAGAAATGAAGGTACATGCTGATATAAAAATTCCTGCAACAGAAGGAAATCAACAAGATGGTAATCAGGATGGCAATC